GGCTGATCCCGGATGTGGCATTTCGCGGTGATGCCGAGCGGCAGGCGGTAGGCATCACGGTGCTGACGCGCTCGGCGCCCAACAAGCCGAAGCTGGTGGCGGCGCGGCTCGAGGTGACGCCGTACACACCGGAGCAGTCTATCCGGGTGCGTGAGCGGCAGATTTCATTCCGCATCGAGAGTGAGGGCCTGGGCGTGGGCTGGCGCCTGGGCACGCTGCGCAGCGACATGCAGCCCGACGGGAGGAGATAACTATGGCGCGAGTGGTTCGACAGGCACTGCCGCAGCCGCCGCCGGTGTATGACCAGAGCTACATGGCGGAGCTCATCAACGCGGTGAACGCCTACATGTTCCAGCGTGAGGCGCCGGGCGAGGTGATCGCGGCCCGGTTCGTTATGACGGACCCGCCGGTCGTGAGTGCCGCGGCCGGCGATTATCCAGACACCTCAAAACTGGCTACCGGGACTCTCTACCTGGCCACGCCGCAAACTGGCCAGAAATTTTTAACGGTCGTCAACAAACAGGATATATAAGCCATGAGACTAAGTGGTCGTATGCCGCAGCTGCGCGTGCCGAGTGGCCTGGCCTCGATACGCGGGCTGGGGTCGAAGCGAACGATGCCGCACCTGACGCCCGGCGGCAGCCGGTTGGCCCAGGGCGGCGGGTTGAATCCGGTTAGTGAGATCTACGCGGCCGATCGGCCGAAGCTCTACAATCCGCGCGCCCGCGCGGTGCTCGAAGCTGTGAGCCGCACTCCGATGGCCAACCGCGAGATGTTCGCCATGCCGGGCTCGACGGCGCGGTTTCCTTACGCTGAGGGCGGGCCGGCACCTGAGGAGACGGAGCCCGAACTCCAAGAGCAGGCCTCGCCCGAGGACGACGAGGCGCGCCAGGTAGTGCTGGAGGCTATGGCTGCGCTCGAGGGGCAGTCCGAGGATGCCGAGGGCGCGCTCGCGGATTTTATTGATCTGTTCGGCGCGCAGGCGCTGGCGGACCTGCAGCAGATGGTCGAGGCGAAGCACCAGAAACAGACGCAGACCGAGGAAGAAGAGGACGAAGAGGCGCCGGAGCAGCCCGAGGATGAGGAGGCGGAAGGGGAAGAGGCGCCCGAGGAGCTGGCGCAGGCCGGCGGTGGACTGCTCGAGGGGGACGGTACGGGCCAGTCGGACGAGATTGAGGGCGTCACACCCTCGGGCCGGCCGGTGCTGCTGTCCGACGGGGAATACGTGATTGACGCGCCTACGGTGTCCGCGCTGGGGGACGGCTCGACGGCGGCCGGCGCCCGGCGGCTGGACGATTTTCGTAAGCAGGTGCGGGCGAATGCCTGGGGGCACGATAAGCAAGCCAAGCCCATGAAAAAGGGCTCAGGAGGCGTGGTGGTGCGCCTGCGCTGACGATGGCCTCGGTTCAGTTATCCCACCTCGAGTACGCCCTGAAGCGCCGGTTTGAGGAGGAAATGCGCGCCCGGACGGACGCCCTGGTGTCGGGGGCGCCGGCCGACTATGCGGCGTATCAATATATACGGGGCCAGATTGATGGTATACAATTTTGCCTAACGACGATTTTTGACATGCACGAACGCTTTGAGCGCGACGGCGGTTTTATCGAGGATGAGCATGAGTGACTCAGTGGAAATCGATCCGATCGTGGCGCCGGCGCCGGCGGAATCGGAGACGATCCGCGGTGCGCTCGAGCCGACCGGTTATCGCGTCCTGGTGCGGATTCCGAACCTGCCCCAACAGATGGAGCGGTGGGGCAAGCTCTACATGCCCGAGACGACGCACGCGGTGGAAGAGTCAGCGCAGCTGATCGCGCAGGTGGTCGCGCTGGGCCCGGACGCGTACGCGGATAAGGAGAAATTCCCGACGGGCGCCTGGTGCGCGCCCGGCGATGTGGTCGTGATCCGCGCTTACGCCGGCACGCGCTTCACGGTGGGCGGGCACTTGTACGCGCTCATCAATGACGACACTGTGCAGGCGGTCGTGCGCGGTAACCCTGCGGATATTGAGAGACCGTGATAATGGCGGAAGAACCAGCAGCAGAAGAGCAGCAGCAGCCGGAGGTAATCGTCGAGGTTGCGGGCGATGCCGATAACAAGCTGGGCAAGCCGCAGCTGACCGACGACGAGGTGTCGAAGCTCGCCGACGTCCCGGACGATGAGGTATCCCGCTACGCCAAGGACGCCCAAAAACGCATCAAGTCGCTAAAAGTCGTCAATCAGGAATGGAAGCGTCGCGTCATCCAGTCAAACAAGGACATGGCGACGGCGACCACCTTGGCGCAGCAGCTCTATAACGAGAACCAGCAGCTCCGCGCCAATGTGGGTCGGAGTGAAGAGGCGCTGATCAACCAGGCCATCCAGCGCGCGGAAGCGCAGCTCGAGCAGGCCAAAAGCCGCGCCCGGCTGGCCTACTCGGCGTCGGACCCTGACGCGATCGTGGCGGCCAACGAGGAAGTCTCCCGCTACGTGGCCGAGACCGATCGGCTGCGTCTGTTGAAGCCCACGACTCCAGCGGCCGCGGCCGCTGCGCCTGAGGAGGAGCGGCCGGCGGCGCCGGCTCAGTCTCCAGGTGTGCAGGCCTGGATGCAACGCAACCCCTGGTTCAATGCGCCGGGCAATGAGGAAATTACCGGCTTCGCTTTGGGCGTGCATGCGGACCTGGCCAAGCAGGGCATTACCGAAGCTTCCAACCCCGATCAATATTGGTCGTCAATTGATCGCCGGCTGCGTGAAGTCTATCCGCAGCGCTTCAAGACCGCCGTGCCGGCGGCGCCGGCCGAGTCGGAGCAGCAGTCAGAGCAGGAACCGGCCGAGCAGCCGGTGCGCCGGCCGGTGGCGGTGATGGGCGGCACGCGTGTGAATGGCAGCGCGCCGGTCCGGCCGCGTCACGTGACGTTGACCGATAGCCAGGTGCGCATCGCGCGGTCGCTCGGCCTGACGCCAGAGCAGTATGCGCAGCAGTTAGTCAAAGATTCGATGAAAGATGGGAGGGTCCAATAATGAAGTCACCCGAAGATACCCGCACTTCGCGCGATCAAGAGACGCGCGATGCCGGGGCGCGTGAGCAGGTCTGGATCCCGCCCAATGTGTTGCCGGATCCGCATCCCCGTCCCGGCCTGGTGTACCGCTGGGTACGCACGTCCACGATGGGGCAAGCGGATCCAATCAATGTCTCCACGTCGTTCCGCGAGGGGTGGTCTCCCGTGCTGGGAGCGGATTACCCCGAGCTGCAGATCCTGTCCGACTACGGCACGCGCTGGCCGGACGGGGTAGAGGTGGGTGGACTGTTATTGTGTAGCGCGCCCGCGGCACTGTCGCGACAACGACAGGAACACTATCGCAAAATGACGGAGGCCCAGATGCAGTCGGTCAACGACCAACTCGAGGCTGATACTGATCCGCGTTTTCGGACCATGTTCCGGTCGCACGTCACGCAGGTTACCCGCGGTTTTGGCCCGGTAGTGCGACGCGAGAGCAAAGAGTCGCGCTAGCCAGGCTCGGGCTAACTTAACTTCCACGCGAGGAGGAACGACGCATGAGTGCCGTTGCAGGCCCCTACGGGCTGCGTGTCGTCAAACTTTTAGGAGATTTGCCGTTCAGCGGTGGCGTGCACAGCTACCCGTTGACGGCCAACCAGGCCAAGGGTTTTTATTTCGGCGATCCTGTTGGTCTCACCGGTGGTAACCCGGTCCCACTGACCGCAACTCCCACCACAACGCTATCCGCGAATAACCCCATCGGCGTCTTCATGGGCGCCGAGTGGATCGACCCGGTACGCGGTTTTGTGAACGCGCAGTATCTGCCCGCCAACGCGATTTCGAACGGCGCTACTAAGGTCAAATTGAAAATCGCCGACTCCCCTACCCTGGTCATGCAGGTCCAGGCGGATGGGCCGGTCACGGCCGATAAAATCGGGTTGAACGCCGCGTTAACGGGCTTCTCCGGCGGCACCGGCGGCAACGTAGCGACGGGCGATTCGACGGTGGCGCTGGTGGCCTCGAGTGCTGCGGCCACCGCTACGCTGGCGGTGCGCATCTACGATTTCGTCAATACTGGCGGCCCTGCGGTCGGCGCAGGGTCTCAGCCTGGCGACGCATTTACCGACGTACTCGTCGTGTGGAACTTTGGAGTTCACCGCATGACGATGAGCGCAGCCCAATAAGGAGGAGGACACAGCCATGGCAATCTCAAGAGCGCAATTGATGAAAGAGCTGGTCCCCGGCCTGAACGCCTTATTCGGGCTCGAGTATGATCGCTACCCCGAAGAGCACAAGGACATTTTCGCCGTCGAAAATTCCGAGCGGTCCTTCGAAGAGGAGACCAAAGTCTCCGGCTTTGGCCCTGCACCAGTCAAGGCCGAGGGCGCCGCGGTCCACTACGACGAAGCGCAGGAGACCTACACCTCGCGCTATACGCACGAGACCATCGCGATCGGGTTCGCCATCACCGAGGAAGCCTTCGAAGACAACCTGTATGACAGTCTCTCGAAGCGCTACACCAAGGCGCTGGCACGCTCGATGGCCCACACCAAGCAGGTCAAGGGCGCCGCGGTGCTCAACTCGAGCTTCGATACCAATTTTCCGGGCGGCGACGGCGTGTGCCTCTGCAACACAGCGCACCCGCTGGTTCTGGGCGGCACGTTCAACGCGAATACGCCGACGACGCCGAGTGACCTCAACGAGACCTCGCTCGAGGCCGCAGCGACCACCATCTCGCTCTGGCTGGACGATCGCGGCCTGCTGATCGCAGCCAAGCCGCGCAAGCTGATCATCCCGGCCGCGCAGGTGTTCACGGCGACGCGTGTGTTGAAGTCGCAGTACCGGCCAGGCACCGCGGATAATGACATCAACGCTATCTACACCAACGGCACGATCCCGCAGGGCTGGAGCGTCAATCACTACATCACCAATCCCAAGGCCTGGTGGGTGCTGACGGATGTGCCCAACGGCTTGAAGATGTTCGTACGCGTTCCGCTCTCGACCAAGGACGAGCCGGACTTCGACACCGGGAACCTTCGCTATAAGGCCCGCGAGCGCTACTCGTTCGGTTGGTCGGATCCACTCGGCGTGTACGGCGCGCCGGGCACATAAAACTGCTTGAGCGGGTGGAAGGAAAATGAGAAAATTCCTTTAATATGCGTGGGAGACCGCGTCTATTTCCAAACCGCCACCCGCTCAATGTCCTGATCTCGGATGAGGACTACCGGGCTCTGGTAACTGAGGCCGCACGCGTGCGTCGCGAGCGGCCGGGCTTCTCTGTCGGCGACCTGGTCCGCGGCTATATCCGCGACGGTATGGGCGCGAAGCGCGCCGCGCCGACCAGGATCGACTCCCGCACTGCGCACATCCGCCAGCTGCGCGCGATCGCGCGCACCGCGCTCGAGGTCGCCAAGCACTTGAAGAAGCCGGCCTAGAGCCGCGGGATCACGGCCACACTGATACTGCCGGCCGCATCTGCGGCCACCCACACGCCGCCGGGTCCGATCGGGATCGGCACGATGGTCGTCCCGGTCGGCAATTTGAAGCTGTTCGAGTTCGCCGCCGGCGTGTTGGTGGACGAGATGAACAGGTTTCCGGTCCCCAGGTTGAGTATGTTGAGCGTGCAGTGCCCGCCGCCCGGCACGACCAGCTGCGTGGGTGTATTGGCCGCCAGGGCCACGGTGTGGTAAGCCGACAAGTTGACTGCCATCCCGCCAGGCTATCACACCTCCGATTGACAATACCGAGCGCACTATGCTACGGTCGGCCGCATATGGCCAGACTACT